TAACTTCTCTTCAATCCAGCCGAGTGATCCTTCAGCAAACTTTTCTACTTCATCTTTTGGCAAAAAATCCCAGTCTGCATCAGCTGCAGATTTAAGAAACGCATCATATAAATCTGTGTAGTCTTTTAATCCAGCTTCCATTCCTTCCCAGAATTTGTTAAAAACAGAGAGGATATCTCTACCTTCAGAAATAGCTTCTACCAGACCTTCCCCTAAAGTGTCAAAATATTCAGACATCGTAGTGGCCCACAACTGCTGGCTTACCATGCTTTCTACTACTTCAGCAATGTTATCTTTTGCGGCAGCTGTTAAATCAGCAAATGTTTTTTCTCCTCCTACTTTTATTTCTTTCCACATAGCATTGACAATTGCCAGTGTGCTGTTGGAAATATCCCCTGTTACTCCTCGTACTGTTTCTTGTAAATCTTCATATGCTTGTACATATGCTTCCAGCTGTTCCCATAGAGCTTTTGTATCAGCAGCCAAAACTTCAGAACCTGTCATTTCATATTGTGCTTGCAGATCTTTCAGCAAATTAATGTAAACTCGGAGATTATCTATAGAATATTCAAGCGGTCGCTCTCCTTCTCGGAAATAACCCGTTATGTCTGCTTGCTTCATCGTTTTTTCAATACGTTTAAGCAATGACACCAATGCTCCACCTTGTTCTCCTCTTACTACTTTATACGAGCCACCTACTTTATAGCCACCTCGTATATCATATTGTAGTCTGTCCCATCGTTCTTGCACATTCTCCAACGTATCCATAAAATTGGACAATGCTTCTCTATATACCTTGTTTGCATTAATAATGTTTTGGTATAGATCTATTGTGAACCAGCCATCTCCGATCCCTTTTATATCTCTTAAAGCTTCCAGGTTACGTTTTAAGCTATTAAGCTTTGCATTTAATCCGTCTACATATTTGGTTATTCTTTCTTGCTGTGCTGCTTCCTGTGCTTTGTCCATTGCCATTACAAGCTGTGCGAGAGCTGCAACAACTCCTATAATGGCTCCAACAATACCACCTGCTGCAGCCCCCGATCCTATAGTCGCTGCTGCATCTGCTGCAGTACTTGCCATTTTGCCCATCACTCCGATAGCTTTTGTCATTTCAACTGCCAGCTTGCTGGTTGCTGATAAGAGCGAGTTTAAAGCTGATGCTACTCCACTATCAATTCCCAATGCTTCAGCTACAACATTAAACACTTTTAGTGTTTCATTAAAAATAGAGCCTAACTCATCTATTGCTTTTCCTGCAGTAGAGGTTGCAGATGCCATCTCTTCCATTGCAGCTGTTTGTGCTTCAATATCTTTGTTTGCTTTTGCAGCATCCAGCTTTTCCATGGCTTTCTGATATCGATCCCGTGCAACTCTTAAAGCATCAAATGGGTTTTTCTTAACTAAGTATTCATTAGCTTTGTCGATAGCATTTCTGAAAGAGGCTACCGTTCTGTCATCCAGATTAGCTGATTTTATATATTCTTCTGCATTATCAATAACTTGTTTGATAAAAGTTGCCGACATTACCGAGATATCACTGAAAATAACGCCAGCTTGCTTACGTAGCACATCTGCTGTTCCTTCTGTTTGTTGTAATAACTCATTTCGTTGATCTACATAGAACTGGTTTATACTTGTAGTCAAAGTTTCCAGCATTGTTTGCATTTCTCCACTCAATTCTGACAGATTCATGGCTTGCAAATATTTGCGTTTTAGGTCCTCTACTTTACGCAATTCGTCTGCTCTGTCTTTTTCGTTTTGAGCAAGAGCTCGTTCGTTCTCGTCTTTGATGTTTTTTATTCTCCAAACACTCATCTGCTGCCTTAACTCTCTTTCCACATTTGCAGCATCTGCTATTGCTTTTATCTGTGCATCAAAGGCTGCCTGCAACGCTTTAGCAAATTCAGCATCATCTCTTTCTATCATCTTGAGTGTTTCCTGGTAGAGCTGTTCGTTTAGCTTTTCATTAAGCTTAGTGATCGCTTCTTGTGCTTTTTCTGCTGTTTTGATGTACTCTTGTAATGCTTTCTTTCTTGCTTCTGCTGCTCTTTTATCAGCATCTCCAGTAAGCAGTTTTCCCATCAGTTCTGTCAACTCTCCAGTCAAATTGGCAACCTCAATATTAGCATCCTGCAATTCTTCGTAGAGTTTGTTTGTTTCTTTGATCCAACGGTTAATTGCGAACATACTTTTTCCTGCCGTTCCTTCTGCCTGTTTTTCTTGCAATTGTGCAGCAAGACCCATTTGTTTGGTAACAGCATCTTTCATCTTTCCTCGCAGGATTTCTGCTTCTATTTCTAATTTAATGGATGCTATATATTTTTCTATAGCTTCTCTGTTTAGATCTACTGCACCCGTTTGCTCATCAATTTTGCCATTTAAGTCTGGAATGATTTCTTGTAGCTGTTTCAAAGCTTCCACTTTGACTTTATATGAAGCATTACTGGACTCTAAAACCGCAACCAATTCTGACACCTTTTGTGTCTGTTCGACTATCTTTTCATTCGTTTGTTTTAATTCTTCTGCAGCAAGCCTTTGTTCTTCTCGCTGTTCTTTTATTTTGCTTATCCATTTCGTTATAGCAGCAACAATTGCTGTAATTACAATAGATAATCCTAATGTCAAAGTTGCCATGAATTTCTTTGCAGCAACATCTGAAAGGTTTAAAGCTATTGCTAATCCATTTTGTGCTTGCGTATACAGCCTTGTTGCTGCTGTTACGGTCTGAATTCTAAATGCTGAGGTTTTATGTAAGGTGTTGTGGATTTGCTGCAGCCCCATCGTTATAGCCATAACAGACTGTAACTTTGTTTGAATCTTTACCAGGTCCTCATTGTTCTTAGCGAACATAGCAATAACTCCTTGTGCTGCAGTGAAGGCTCCCATCATCCCTTGTATTCCAGAAACTACCCCTGCTATTTGGCCTCCTCCTCTAACCATTTGCTGTTGAGCTCTCGTCGATTCTCTATAGGCTGTTCCAATATGTTTGATCGTATCTTCCAGCTCCATTTTGTATGCTGATGCTTCTCTGGTTATCATGTTTTCTTTCATCAACATATCGGTAAACTCTCGCATCAGTGTCATTCCTTTTGCTCGTGAGAATAACGTGTTTTCTAAAACTGTAAGACTTTCTTTCTCTGTATGTAGTTCTTCTTTTCGTGCAACATTTCCTTTACGAATTTCCGCCTCCATTTCTGTAATAGCAACCTTTTGATTAACATAAGCTTCTGCTAATTGTCGAGTAGACATAGCTGCTACTGCATCGTTCGTTCTCTTTTGTTGAAATTGACTATAAGCTTCTTCTGCTGCACGTTTGTTTTCTTCTTTATAGTCTGTAATTGTCTGTTTGGCTTTAGTGATAGAATTCTCTACCTGCTGACCATATATTTTTGTTTCTTCTCGTAGTCTGGTAAGTTCTTCTTTTTGTTGAGCAAGACCTTTCCTTACATCTGTTAATCCTTCCAGCTGTCGATGATAGATAGTTTCATCATAGCTTTCTGTTTTTCTCCAATGTTCCAGCTCAACTTGTGCTTCTGTATATGCTTTCTCTATTTCACGAACTTTTGCAGCTTGTTCTTCGTAGGTTTTGTTTATACTTTCTGTTTGCTCTCTCAGCAAACCTTCTGCACGCATCATCGCTTCTGTAATAGCGATTTCAGCTTCTCGTGCTGTACGCTTCTTTAATGATGCACTGAGTTCTAAATCCTTTACTTGGATTAACTCCTGTGCCATCTGGTCCAGTCCTTCTCCTGTCTTTGATAAAGAATCAACCATTAATGCTGCATCCTTGCTTGTGAGATTCGCAAGTTCATCAATGGCTTTCATCATTTCCTCGATCTTCTCTAAGAATTGAGAATTATCGATTCCAGAACTAAAATGTAAACTTCTATCTTCTGTCATATTCCAAACATTGCTTTGACCTCATCAAGCGTTGCCGTTTCTGCTTTCAAGGTCGCCCCTATGTTTGGTTCTCCCTCATTCCCGATGTATACTTCCGTGATTTGGTCGTTTAACATCAACTGTAAATTTATAAATGATACACCCCACAAAATGTAGTCGAGTGTCCATCCATATCTTGACGCCGCTGCGTCTATTGTGTTTCCCCATAGCGACCTACCGCCGACTGTTATGCTATGCGTCTTGTCTCGCCGTTTGGCGATGGAGCGTTTAAGTTCAGAATCTTCGCTAATCGCATAGCCATTGTAAAAGTTGCAGGATTGATTTTTTCAAAAACTACTAAAATAATACGAGCAAAATCAGCATACGTATTGTACTCTTTTATATGTTCTGTTCGTTGATTTAGAGTTTCTTGATTACGTAGACGTTTAGGGTTGTTCTCCAGAGTAATAGCGATTATCTCTGCTATTGTGTCTGTTTCTGTTGAGGCAACTCTTAACAACTCCTGCATAACTCCTTCTGCTGTTGCCATACTATTCCAGTCAAGCTCTAACTTCAAGAACAAATTGCTAAGCATTTGCATCTTTCCTAAAGTCAACGGTTGTACGGTTACAATTTCTTCTCCGTTCTTTCCGTTAATCTTTATAGTAACTGGTAGGTCGATTAACGTCTGTGCTGCTAATCTTTCAATATTCATAATAAAAAGTATAAAAGTATGGGTGGGTTTCCCCACCCACCTTTCTACGCTTTAGAAGACAATTGAATCTTGCCTTCATCAGTTACCAACGGTATTACCTGGATCGGCAGGTAGTATCCGTCCGCTCCATTATACCCGATACCAGTAAACACCCTGCAATAAGGCATTTCCAGCTGGATCTGTCCTACTTCTTCAGGGATAACTTTTACTTTCTTGTATCCTTTGATCATCGTGTTAGAAATCGCTAACGACTCAGGTGTACCTTCTCCTGCATCTGTATGTGTTGCATTACTAAGAATTGCAGCCATATCTGCAAGTGTAGGAGCGATCAGAATTAAGTTTAACTCAAAGTTTTGAGCAAACTGGATCATATCAAGGTTTTGGCCTTTGATATTCTGTGCTGTTCTGGTTTCTCCTTCAATTGGCACCAGTTCTACTGAATTGATTTTGATTTCTGCACCAATGTCTTTATAAGTTCCACTGGGTGCTTCTGCCCATTGAACTTCGGGCAATAGCCATGTAATTCTTTGTGTCATATTATTCCTCCTATAATTCTATGTCATTTATTACTCTCCCAATTCAGAGCCATAAACAACTAATTTCAACCGTGCCTCCTTTGTAGGTGGAATCATCGGCACAATTCTTAATGGCATATAATACCCATCAGTTCCGTTATAGCCGATTCCTGTAAAGACACGACAATAAGGCATCACTGCCTGGATCTGCCCTTCCTCTTCAGGTGTTACAACTACATACCGATGTCCTTTAAGCATGGTGTTGTTAATCTTGAGAGGAGCACTTGTACTCAGCCCCAAAACACCAGCCATTTCTGCAAGGCTTTGTCCTATCAAAGTGAAGTTCAATTCGTAGTTCTGATCTAACTTGACCCTGTCAATGATTTCTCCTTTAACATCTCGTGCTTCTTTCGTTTCTCCATCAATTGTTAAAAGCTCGACAGAATCTTGTTTGATGAACCCACCAATTGCAGCTACCTCGTTCTTTGCCTCCATAGCGGTTTCTCCACTATTAAGGACGCTTTCATCCCACTCTACTGTGGGAAGTATCCATGTGATTTTACTCATGATTATTCTCCTTTTCGTTATCTTCTATTTTAGTTTCTTCTTTCTTCCGCAACGCTCGATAGCGAATACGTACTGTAATAAAATGCTGGTTTATGTCCTCCTCCTGGTAAGTCTGAATTGTGTCAGCAAGTCTCCAGAAATAAGTCGACTGCGTTTTCTCAATCTTTCGTACCCACTCATCTGCCTTCCTTTCTAATGTTGTCAAACGTGATAAGTCTGGCACATATTGGCCTTCCCCATCAAAGTCCAAATCTGGAACATAAATCAATATAGCAACCACCCCTGTTTCGATTTGGTTTGGTAAGCCAGCAACAAATTTCACGACGATGTCCTCATTCTTTGAATCCCTGCTTCTTGTGCCATAGAGCAGTACATTTCCACTGATTTCATCTGCCAGTTCACTTCCTCTTAGAAGTTTAAATACATCATCTTGTACTTCTAAACTTGTTCTGTACCTCATCTTTTATTGCTTTTAGTTCCTTTGGTAGCATTTCTTCTGCTTTCAGCCATGCCGAGTCCAAAACATCATACCCCCGAGCCATTACGTAGCCTGCATATTCTTTTCCTGCAACTACGATCAAAACATACCCTTTTGGATATTGTGGAAGTAATTCTTCTATTCTCTCTCGTCCTTTTTGGCTTCCATCAAATTCTTGTAGGACTTGCTTTTTGAAAGTTTTATTATCCCCTTTTGGTACAACTCTTTCAAAAGTGCTTTGTACAACTATTTTTCCATCCCTAAGTACTGCATACCCTGTTGACGATCTCAGGTTGCCTGTCTGGTCCTTATACGATCCTTTTATTCGTGCTTGCGACAAACACTCCTCTCCGATTGCTGTTAATCCATATATGATAGCTTTATCCACCACCTCCATGTGTTGTTTGATTTGGTTTCGTATACCTGCTTTTTTAAATACTGATCTTATCATATCATTATTTTCAACATGTTTACTGCTTCCAGTGGTTCAACACTTATAATCGGATAATCGTTATTGTTGTACTTTATTCGTTTTGCTGTAAATTCTTGCTTGTCTATGAGAATTGTATAACTCGCTATTGTAAATGTGTTTCCATCCTTCCTTCCTTGAGAACTGTACGTGTTTGGTCGTGCACAGCAAGGTATTTCTTCACCCCATTGTGCATCATACTTTACAGGCTTTCCGTCATCGTCCAGCCCTGTTCCTGCAGGCTTAATAAGAGGATATATAACGCCATTAGCAATAATCATAGCAGCCTTCCTTTTAGTCCATACATTGTTTCACCTTGTCCGTCTTGCAAATCTAACAGAATGTCTGCACTCTTTTGAAGGAATGAACGCCTCTGTTCGTTTGTTATACGGTAACTTACCCCTGCTTGAGAAACTTGGGGGGCTTCAGCAAGCCACAGATATAATTCTGATAACGCTCGCTTATACCCCCGAGTGTTTCTGTTCGCTTCCATTGTCGGATTGATTCCACATTTGTAACAAATGTCTTTAATAACCGAGTTTGGAATCGGATAAATACTTACGGTTCGTAATGAATCTAAAATAGTCATTATTTAATCCTTACCTGCTAGCTCCATCCCATTTTGTATTCCCAACTTTCAGGTACATGTTTCTGTACGCTGTGTCAAGAACAGGTATAGCATCAGCTTCTCCGAGCGTCACTTCTTTCAGTGGTTGCGGTTCACTGTATTTTTTGATTACAGTGTGGCCACGCTCCACTCTAATAACGTTTGGCTCGTTTGTCTGAAGAACGGAATACTGAGTACTTCCCAAAATTGGTGTTTCTGATAAAACAACCACGTCATCAGCAAATCCTACGTTTTGTTCTTGGGTTCCTTCGACACTCTCTCTTACGACAGAGACGTCGATTACGTGGATCTGCAATCCATTAAGCCAGGCTTGTGTTGCAAGCATAGCATTAATGCTTTCAAGACTCGGAGTCTGTGCTTTCCCAGCTATACCTACTAAAATAGAAGCTGCAGCATTTACAGTAGCTGTCTGCGTTGCAAACTTGTACAACGTATTCAAATTCATAAATGCATGCTTCAGGTTCAGTCCTCGCTTTTTTCCATTGTTGATAGCAGTACGGAGATGATCCAGCCCCTTCGTTCCAGTAACACCCCAATCAGCTGCTGTGAACACTTTTTGCCATTCGTCTACTCCATAGTCGAGTGAGAACTCGGTAACGGTGTATGCGTTGTTTTCTTTCGTGATGTCAAGCTTTCCTGCGTTTGTCAGTAATGCCCACGCCAAGTAGTCCAGCTGGTTTTGTACACCTCTGAAGCAATACTCAACGTCATCTGCCCAATATCTCACCAGTTCAGCGGCTGTTGCATCACCTGCCAGAGCAAGTGCTACTTGATAATCTTTCAGTTGCAGTCGGTTCATTTCCCTTGCAATAGCAATTCTGGGAATGTCACCAGTTGCAGATGTAAAGACCGGACGCTTTTTCTGTTCAATCGTTGCATGGTCTGCAGCGATGTCAGCAGCTACATTGTAGCCACCACCTCCTGCTAATGTACGCCAGTTAAACTGGTTTACACGCATCAGAGGAAAGTGTCTGGTGTAGTAGTACGGTCTTACGTCGATTGCTTCAACCTTTGCTTGCACCCATTTTTCTCTTAATCCATTGATTAGTGTTTTATTCATTTCTCTTTCCTCCTAAAATTAAATAGTTACAATACCTCTTAGGTCGTTAGCAATCAGTTCAGGGTATTTTACCCCTCTTACAACTGCATGAGTCAATGCATCAACAAAGACGTTGTCGTTTGCTTCTACCTCCAATGTAGTTCCTACAATGCTTTGTGCTTTATGCTTCGGCTGTGTATAGAACAATTTCAAGGTAGAGGTTGCAGCTGCATCTTCATTAGATGCAAAATACAACACAGCATCTTTTTCAATGTCTGCTGTAAGCTGTGTCAAGGTAATTTCGTAAAGTCCATTATTGTCACCACCATCTTCTGCAGTGGCTCCAACAGCTGTTACCTTCATCGCTTGTTCCCCTGCCTCAACAGTGATAATGTCGTTGACAGCAATATTATGTCCAGGTTTGACATATATATTTGTAGCGTCTTTGTTGGCTTTTATACCAGCCACTCCTGCTACTCGTTTGGCTTTTTCACCAATATACAAAATGTCACCTTTTGCCACAGCGACACTCAACCCACCTGCAGCAATTGTTAGGGTGTCCTTATCCTCTCCAGGAGTGACAACCCCTACTGCTTTAGGCGTAGCGTTTGTGTCGTTGATTGAGACTACGTCGTCTACAACAAGTCCATGTCCTTTTTCCACTAAGATGGTAGTTGCATCAGCAGCAGCTGCCTGAGCCACAACTGCCCACTTGATCACTTCTGCAATCCCATCAATAGGTGCAGTAAGTGGTGTTCCATCTAAAAGCAGACCTGCTTCACTCCTTACGGTAACACCGCCAGGAATATCAGCAATTTTATGGACAACACGTCTTGGCTTCTCTTTGCCTACTTCTCTTTTAATTGTTAATCCCATAATCCTGTTTTTAATCGTTATTAAAATGGTTGCCCCTTGTCGTCTCCCTTTTCAATTTCTTTTTTGACACTTTCAGGGACATCCTCCTCGCTTTCTCCTCCTTTTTGCGGAGGAAAGCCAAACACGGTTTTTTTGACTGATTCTTTGGTTTTTAAGTCCTCTTTGATGCTTTTTACATCTTCGGTAATTTCAGCGTATAATGAACCGAATTCATCCTCGCTCAAACTTTCTACATTAATCCGCAAGTACGGCTTCTGTAGTGTTTCTGGTAAATCCCCGATTAAGTCCTTTACCTTTCCAATACGTGTTTGTGAATGTTGCAGTCTGATTAATTTCTCCAGCTCCTCGATGCGTTTGATTAGCACGTCATCCTGCGTGGCACCTTTTTCTTGTGGTTCTTTTTCTTGGTCGTCTTTTGGATCTTTCTTTTTTGATTCGTTAGACTCCCCAGTAGCCCCGACTTCTTTTTTGTACTTAGCGACTGCTGTTACAGCTGCTTCTGTTGCTCTGCTATCACCATAACGTTCCAGAATGTCTTGTAACGTTATTTTTTCGATAGCACTTTCGTCTGTTGCAGTTTCTGCCACTTTGCTGGCAATCCTGCTTAAGATCGTTTCACTTACTCCCTCATACTTGGTCTTAAGTGTTTGTAAAAATTTTGTTTTCATTGCAAATATAATAAAATTATTTAATTATGCTGTCTTTAAACCCAGCCTTATATTTCCTTGCACAAAGTTGTCACGTATAAAATATGGAACACTTGAGCCTCTTAGAACTCTGTCATAATTGTTGATAATCCATTCATGAAACTTTGGAGGTACGCTGACAACTCTGTTTACGCTCTCTGGCGATGGTTCTTTTCCTTCCAAAATTAAACGGTAATCCCGACGTCGCTCCTCCATTGTTTTAACTATTGGTACAGCATTACACCTACAGTGTGGATGCCATCCTACAAACTTAAACGTTACAGGGTACCGTGCTGCAAGTTCATCACAAATGTCGTATAAAGGAACAACTTCTCCTCGATGGTTCCTGGTCGTATGATTGTTTGACAAACGTATTTCTATTCCCACAACAACATCTGATCGCTTCCACCTCTCATGATCTGCACTTCTATACGCCATGTTGATTTCTGTTCTTGCAAGTCTTTGAGCATTCTTTACGCTTGAGCGATACACCCCTG